GCGAGACGCTTGTTAAGGGAAACGTTTTTCTCAATTTGCTCGTTGAGTTTTGTCTCCATTTCATCAAGTTTTTCTACCATGCTTTCAAGCACATCATATTTATCTTCAGGGATTGATACATAATGATCTTCAAAAAGACCCTTCATTCCTTGAAGGAATGATTCGGTCATTTCGGTCTTAAGACCGTTTTCGATGACGAGTGCATTTTCTTCCATCCACTCGCTAGCGACATACTCAAGGTATGCATCGACACGTTCTGCAAGTTCAGTCTTAATTTCTTCGACTTCTTCTGCAAGAGCAATGGCATATTGCTCTTCAATGGTTTCTTTAATTTCAGAAACCTTGGAACGAAGAGCAGCTTCAAAAATAGTACGTGCCTTTTCTTGGAACTCTTCAGAGAGTTCTTCGCCGGAAAGTAGAGCATTAACATCTTCTTCGATGCTAAACTCTTCTTTCATTTCATCATCATCATCATCATCTTCTTCTTCTTCGTCACCTTCGTCACCTTCGTTCTCTTCGTCACTTCCTTTCTTTTTACCTTTTTTCTTGCTACCTTCTTCTTCGTCGTCTTCTTCGTGCATAGATTCTAGAAGTTCTTCGTCTTCATCATACTCAAACTCTTCATCTTCCTTAACACCCTTCATTGCTTCAGCAGCCTTGGCACCTTTGTTAACAACATCTTTGACTTGCTTAAGTGTTTGTCCGGGTGTTTTCAGTTTTGCTGAATCATCATCTGGACGATAATTGGTTGGATCTGGTCCACCAAGATCTTCCCAATCACCAGTTTGTCCTGGGGTCACACCAGATAAATGTGGCATCGCATCCGCTGCTTTGGCATTAGCATTAACAGCGGTTCTGGATTGCTTAGTGCCTACTTCCATTTCTTGTAAATCTCCACGAGACATTTGAACTCTCCGTTTAACCTTACGTTATAAACTATATTTATTTATATTTTAATAAATTACAGGGTATTTAAAAACTCATTGAATAAGCTTAACTTATACTCTCCTAGAAGTTTTTGATCTACTAGAGTATTAATTCTTCTTTGAGTTTGCTCTGCAATTTTTTCGCGAAGCATTCCACCATCCCATACCCACTCTTTACCTTCCATAATTCCCTGAACAAATGCATCAGGTGCGGATGGATCTGCAACAATGTCAGCAGCGGTTGCAAGCATGAAATCTTCACCAACTTCCATATAACCGTTTGGATGTTGTCTTACTGAACCAATTCCGCGAGAAGAAACACCAAGACAAACTCCATCTTTGAGGAGTGATTCCACGATTTTTCCCATAGGAGTTGAAAGGATTTGTGCCTTTCCAATAAAATCATTTCCTCTTTGTTCAAGTGAAATAATTTTGTGCGAAACACGATCCAAATTTACAGTTGGTCCATCGGGGTGTCCAAGTTCTCCAAGAGCACGACCTTTGCAAATATATTGCTCGGTATAACGCTTTACCTCTCTTTCCATTACAACACGTCCATAACGTCTATTGTTACGGTTTGTTTTCTCTGTTTGTAAGAAAGGTCCTTCAATATAAAGAGTCTTCTTACCGTTTACCGTTTCGGTAAGGACTTCTACTGATTCGATTTCTTCGGTAATAAGTTTCATTATGCTTGACCTGTGATTTGTACTTGTTGGTAATAAAGAACTCCTGCACCGCCAGCACCATATGCGGAGATTTTTTGTGATAGTTTCACGTCTGCATATGAAGCACCAAAGGCAGTTGATACTCCGGAAGAGTTGTAATCAATCACCATTCTTGTTTGATGATACCCATTAAAATTCGTTGTGGTATCTACAGAAAGAACTGCTGCGTGAGAAATATCATAATATGGTTGACCAGTTGCTGATATTGAAACAAAATCACCAACACCAAACGGAACTTGTGTTCCTTCTGGTACTATTACTGTTGTAGTTGTTCCTGTTGTAATTCCAACCACCCTATTGGAAGCTTTGGTGAGACCAAGAGTTGCCGATTGACCTGATGGAATATAATAGTCTGTTACAGATGCTGCTGATCCAGTACCAATAGCAACATGAGCAGCTGCACCAACGGCAACTACTCTTAATACATTAGATTGAACTGAAAATGCTGAGGATGTGGACGCAGCACCTGCAGAAAATGCAAATGAAGCTCCAGCACCAATTGGTCTATGAGCCATTATTTTTAATAATACACTTTTATTTATTTATTATTTAATCAAGTTAAGGTTAAATAATTACCTACTAATTTCTTCCCAATCCATAGAAGCAAAGATATCAGCACCTGCAGTATCAGATGCAGCAACTAAAGTTAGTTCATATGGAGTTTTAGTTAAACCGTTTCTTTCTAACTGAAACTTAAAGAGTGCTTCCTTTAGAATATCTACTGATTGTGATGATTGGTTTGCTGAAGTAAGGAATCCAGATGCCAGAACTCTTCCACCGCTAACAGTTCCACCGTCTAGTTTATATTCAACAGCAGAATCATCTCCGGCACTCACCCAAATTCCTCCCGATGTGGTTGCACTTGCTCTTATCTGCCAGTTATATTTAGGACCATTTCCAGTCCCCATAAGTGATAGTGCGGTCATAATAACAATTGCATCCAATCTATCCGGTTGCCCATTAACTGGTGCTTTTAATCGAATAGAAATAACAGGGTAATATGTTCCTCTAGGAGTTGGTAAGTCTACTGGTGTAATAATCGGTGTTGAAATTGCTTGCTGTAATCCACGAAGTTCATAACCACCTTCAGAAATTACTGTGGAGCAAACCTGCTTTAACGTACTTGCACTGGTTGTAATTCCAGTGTTGCTAATCTCATACCTCAATGGAAGTGATGCTGTTGTAATATAGGTTGATTGAATTATATTTGCGTGTTGGAAAGTATGTGCGTGAATAAACTTTCCATCAATTATAAATCCAAGTCTTACATTTCCAAGTCCTAACCACTCAATATCCATCCAAAGGATTTGTGCCTTAGTTAAATCTAATGTAATTCCAGAAACACCTGTTCCGTCTAACTTATCAATATTCCAGTTTGACTGAGAAACTCTTGTCTCTGTTCCTAATGATAAACTTCTCTCTACAAAATATGCAGTGGTTCCATCAACCTCAAAATATATTCCATTATCAGCACCAAAATACCCAACTCTTTGCCTTAGATTTTCTTTTGGTGGATTCAATATAAAGGTATTCATAGTCAACAAGGATTTTCCTGGTTGATATGAAAATACTTTTGTAGTTTCTCTAATAACTGATGCGGTACTTCCAACACCTACAGTCATATTAACTAAACCTGCTGTTGTTGCAAATCCAACAGTAGAACCAGTGCCTACGACTAATGATTCCCAAAGATTATTATCTCTATATCTGTGAGATGAATCAAAAAGTGTTAATGGGTTTGATACCTTTGTTCTTCCAAAAGCATCAGAATTTATGCTAACTGGAAATCTATTGTACTCATCTACAATTTTTCCATCTCTTGTTGCAACACCATTAACCTCAAAAAGACTTCTTTCTTGATTTAAGTAGTCTTGTGTTGTTATATTCCACTGAGCCATAAATCAATCAATCCATTCTAATTTTGATGGGTGGTATCTGCTTGTTCTTTTGATATTACAGTTTTTTTCCATCATCGGATAAATTTGGTGAACAATTGCTCCTGGATATTCAATTTGCAATTGTTCGCCCAAAGATTGTTTTGATGGAATCCCATTATTTGATACTAGTTCCATCCTATAAAGACTCCCATTCCACAAAACATCTGCAACATATTCTTCGCCAACTTGTTGGGGTTCTGGTTGAGAAGAATTGATGTAAAGATTTCCGTTAAAATCTCCGGAAATATTTACTGATTCTGAGATGAATTGTTTGAATGACTTCATTCTTCCTCTTCTGTTTCGTTATTAAACATTGCATTTGCTACTGCTGGACGAAACTCATCAATTTTTTCTGCGGATTTTGTAAAAAGAAGTTCTTTAATCTTATCACTAATCTGCGAAGGTGATTCGTCAGCAGCAATCATATCTAAAAGATCATCCATTTTAATACCTATCAATAATCTTTTTTATTTATATTTCGCCACCCTTGGGCATTTCTACTGCTTTTGTGTTTGGTTCCGTTGGAGCAGCATTAATTTCTGGTTCCATCACTGGTTGACCAAGATCCATACCAGCAGTCTCTGGTCCAAGTGGCATTCCTGTATTTGGATCTATGGGCATATTTGGATCTGGAATAATACCATCCTCAATCTCTTTTTTCATAATCTTATCCTGCTCAATAATTTCTTCATCAGTTTGGCGAAGAATCTTACGTCTTACATAATCTTGCGAAAAATATTTTCCAATATAAGGTTCTGCGACTTGAACCATATTCAATCTTTCATTGAGAAGTTCTGCGTCCTTAAGTTCAGCAAAGTGATTATCATACAAGAAATCATATTGAATATGTTCTTGCATAATATCCCAGTCTGATGGGGTTATAATATTTTTAAGAATTAGTTGAGTCTTAAGCATATCGTGGAACATATAAGAGAATCTTTTTCTCAAACGAGCAACGAATTTGCTGAACTTAACTTCATCTCTTAAGATTTCTGAAGAACGACCAAGATTGAATCCTCCTTCTCCATCCATTCTTGATGGGGGAACATTCAATGAACGATAAAGTTTTTTCTTGAAGTATTCGATGTCTGTGATTTCCCCAAGATTCTGTCCGCCTGGAAGTGTTGAGATTTCAGTTCCTCTACCACCTTCCCTTCTTGGCAACCAGAAATCTTCAAGCATTGCCATAAACTTTTTATCATCACGAATTTCACCAGTGTTTGCATCATACACAAGTTTGTTACGATAACGCATCATAACATCGCGAAGATATTGTTCTGCCTTTACTTTTGGAAGATTTCCCACATCAATATAGAAAATACGACGCTCAGGAGCACGAGATAATCTATAGATAACAAGAGAGTCCTCAATCATCCTTAATTGATTGAGAGATTTAATTGCTTTATGCAGATATGAAAGAGTTGATCCCTTATTTCTATCTACAAGTCCAGAAGTGCAATAAGTAACAGAGTCCCTAGCCATCTTAATGCCTGCAGATCCTCCCATTGATGAAGGACTTCCTGCAGGATAAGTCGCTTTTGGATTGTAAATAAAATATTCCTCAATTTGAGGAAATTCATATTCCATAGGATTATCCGCATTTACATTTGCGATCCTATATTTGTCTTTTTCACTTTTCTTTTGTTGCCTTACATATCTCATCTTCATTGGATCTATGTAACGCAATTCTTGAATCCCTTCGTGAGGATTCTTAAGGTCAATTACTTTGTGATAATAAATTCTACCGTCAATATACCAGTTCCTATAAATTTCATGAGATTTCTTGTCAAAATCTAAAAGTGAAAGAATATACTTAAATTCTTGTCTAATTTTTTTCTTAATGCCGTCACTTGCATTAAGATTTGAAAGTTCGATTTCTACTGGAGTATCATTTGTATCTGATACGATTGCTTCATTTACAATATCTTCAATTGCACTATCACACTCTGGGTGAAGTGCCATTTCGCGATATCTTTTAATTAGATCAAATTCTGTTCTATAGACTCCCTCAATATCAACATATGAACCAAAAAAACCACTACTCAAGTAATGGTCTGACCCGTCCTCATTATTTGGAGGAACGGGAGAGACCGTACTTGGAGATAGTGGTTCGTTATCTTCAATAGAGAATCCAAATAATCTTGCCATAATTTATATTTGATTAGTCTTTATTCTAATATTTATCAGCTAATCAAAGTGTTGGTTGCGTCATTTTTATTCGCACCTTTTCCTGCAGTCCAGTATTGAACTTGGAATTCTACGCTGTACTCTTCAATAGTATCTGAAGAATCATATGAAAGATCAATTGGGCTAACGCTTGTTGGGAAGATACTATGGAACTTATATGTTCTCAGTGGGGAAATATTAGTTTCCACAGTTGTGTCATTCCCACCATTATTTGTGGTGGAAAATCTTCCCTTATCATAACCTCTTCCAAGTTGATGTACATATGCATCAGTCATATAAGAACTTGGATTTGTAGCACCGCTGTTATTATCCAATTTACTAATATTGTTCATCCAGAGTTCAAACGCAGATCTCAATTTAAAGTCTTCGTCGTTGATAATGGTAATGGTCCAAGTATCAAAAGTTCTGTCTCCAGCAACTTTTAAAATACGACCTCTAAATGGAACATCAATAGGGGCAACGGTTGATGCTGGAAGTGCAGCTGCTTTACATAAGAATTTGAAGGTGTCAATTTCTTGACCAGCACCTGCTTTCCATAGATTGGTAATAGGTGCTGGGAAAGAGGGGATTTCAACCTCAAATAGATTGGGTCTTGCGCCACCACCAGCAAGTCTTTCTTTAAATCCTGTGATTGTTCTGAGACTAGACATTTTTAGTTCCTCCTTATGTGATTATTATAAAATTAATTAAACTCTACCTGCTACTTCTTCAAAACTAATACCTGTTCGTGTAGCAACGAACGTCAGAGTTACATAGTTAATAGATTTTGTTGGCTTCAGGAAGATGTCAGCTCTAAATTCATTATTATCAATTACATCTGGAGTGTTATTAGTCTCATCACAAATTACCAAGAAGTCATATAGACCTCTTTTTGCTTGAACATCTCTTAAGTATGGCTCAACGATGTTTACAAAGTTTGCTCTTGTAATCTGATCGTTGAGTTCAAAGAGTTGTGCTTGAGATGCTTTCTCAAGTGCTTGTTCGATAGTTAGGAACAGACGACGAACATTGATTCTGTCAAATGCAGATGCATATCCTAGAGCAGTCTTATC